ATAGCGGTAGATTACTCAGCAAGTCACTATACAGCCGCAAACACTAACGTAGACGGTCACTTCAGCGGTATTGATACTAAACTAGGAACCTTGGGAACATCAGCATTTTTAGACGTTGGTACAACAGCTAGTAAGATTGTTCAACTTGACGGATCAGCAAAACTTCCCGCTATAGATGGTTCACAATTAACCAATGTAACTTCAGATCTAGTTAATGATACATCTCCACAGCTTGGGGGGAATCTAGACACAAATCAACATGAGATAGTAACCGCATCAAATAGAAATTTAATTTTAAGACCAAATGGAACGGGAGCGATACAGCTAGGAGGAAATACAAACCCAGCTGAATTAAGGTTGTATTGTGAAAGTTCAGACGAACATTATGTAGCGTTAAAATCACCGACACATTCAGAATTGAGCGGCGGCTCTGTCACTTGGAGACTACCTACAGCAGATGCCAGTTCACCAGGTGACGCACTTGTGAGTGATGGGTCTGGAAACCTATCATTTACGACCATCAGCGGTGGAGGTTCTGCACCTGATGTAAAAGAAATTGATAATACTCAAACAACGGACTACACTATTTCTACTTATACAGGGATTGAAGAGGTTTATATATTTGATGTAGGAGCTTCAATCAATGTGAATCTGCCAAGTGCTTCAACTGTTGGCGAAGGTTATAAATATCAACTAAAAAATATTAGTACCTATACTCTGACTATTGATCCAAACAGCACACAGACAATCGATGGCAGTACAACAGTAGATATTAATACACAATATGCGGCTCTAACTATTGTAAGCAACGGAACAAATAAGTGGTTCATCATTTAAGCGAGTGAATAATGACATATTTACAAAGACACTCAAGAACAACAAGAATGATTATTATTTCAGCGGATGGAACGCAAACCGTAAGCAATGGTGATACAATTTTGTTTCCGAATAAACAAACTACAGGGGGCGATTCTGTAAGCGTCTCAAGTGGTGTGATTTCTTTAAGTTCCACTAAAAGTTACTTCTTACAATGTGCTGTATCTGTTGAACGTCCAAGTACTTCAAGTGATGTCATAACAACATGGTATAACTCCAGCACAAATACCGCTTTAGATAAATCAGATGGAGCTTTCAAAAGTCAATATAATCCTAGCGGCACTTCATCATCAACAAGAAGAAACGGTACATTAATATCTGTAATGTATGTAAGTAATCCAGCTTTTGACATAAAACTAGTGATTTCGGGATTATCTGGCGGCACTACAACAATCAAAGAAACAATGAATATTTTAATAACAGAGGTAGAAACATGACATATAAGCCGATTACAAAAACAGGTCTTTTTTTTGGTGGCTATCATTCAACTACACAAACTCTTTCAAATAATACGCAAAATAGTTGGAATTCTAGTAATATAATTTTGCCTTTTGATACGATAATTGATAATGCTACAAATGTAAGCAATGAGATTATTTTAGCAACAAACACAAAAGCTCTGGCAGTTGGTGACATAAGCACAACAAATACAGGTGGGCAGTCTTATATACCAATTTTCACATATACTTTTTCTAATTCAAAATATTCTAGAACAAGCTTTCATAATAGAAATAATTATATGCATGGTTGTGATAGTGCTGACGCATTTTTCACAGGGTCAACACAATTAAAAATAGATGCACAATTCCAAAATGGCACGACCAGAAATCTTCCAAATAATGATTTTTTTGCGGGGTTTTTTATATGAGTTATCTAGCATTATCAAGAGCAACTTTTAGATGTGATATTTTAAAAGTAAATATTAAAACTTCTTTAAGCGCGGGCGATGAATGGACTATAGCAGATTCTCCTATTCATACCAGAGCGACTTTAAACAGTGGAAAAATAACAATATACACTGGTAGTCACTGGCTAATAGAGAGTAAAGTAGGCGCACAACTTCCTAATCTGAGCTTAAGTAGTGAATATATCACACAACTTCATGATGGGTCAAATTATGTGGGTTTCCCTGCTATTATGTCAAATATTAACGCTCTAAATTGTTCTACTAATTTTACTAGAGCTTTAATACTATCATCAGATATTAGTACTAGTATGACATTATCAATAAAATGTAAGTCAGTGACTGGAACTATAGGAAACAATAGTACTGGCGCAACTTATGAACCCGTTGAAACGATAAAAATAATGGAATTACCAGCATGATTGAAAGAATATTATTTAAACAAGATATGGCTTACACAATTATTATTTTCGGTGTTGTGGTATGCTTAACTGTTGGCTATTTGCTCGGTAAACAAGACCCTGCTGTTGTTTGTGCTGACTATATTATAGAAGTTGAAAATCTTAAAAATGATAAAATCAAGAGTGATATTGATTTAACAACGTGCAAAGCAAAAAAAGCGGGTGAAGCCGCTTTGAGCTGTGAATCAGTTTGCAATAAGCGAGTAAAACAAGCACTTGATACTCATAGAGACTGGGCTTGTAATGACTAACCTTTTACTATCAGTTTTGTTAATGCTTACTCCTTTGAAGCCTGAGAACATCCCACCGAATTGGATTTATCTTGGTCAAGGTGTTGAACCAATAAAAGCAATTAAAGTTGATAAAGACTTTGATCTAAAGATTAAAGAACCTTCAGCACTGCTAACCGTCTCTGAGTTCATAAGGCTTAAAAGTGCGTTGGAAAATTCACCAGACCTTTGTGTATGGGCTATTGATGAAGCCTTAAAAGAATGCGAAAAAGGCATGACTAAGGCATTAACAGAAGCATACACTAGAGAGGTCGACCACCTCGATATTATTAAAGCGTATGAAACTAGATTGTTAAAACTTGAAGATTCATTGAAAAAAGAAAAGAAATATAATAAAATAATGTTATATGTTGCAAGTGGTCTGGGTTTTGTTGCAACAATCACCACTACATTATACATAATCAAGAGGTGAATCATGGATATGAACGCTGTTGACATTGGAACACTTTTGGCTATAGCGGGCTTAATCTACAAGACCACTCAAGATAAGATTGTTCAAGCTGAGGCTATGGGACGATTAAAACAACAAGTACAAAATCTAGAAAACAAAGCCGCTCAGATAGATACTAAATTTGAAAGTATTGATGATAAGTTACAAAGTTTATTAGAAGGTTTGACCCGTCTTGAAACGATAATCAATCAACGAGATTAGTTTTTTTCTAGCTCTACTAGTTTATAGTAAGCTTTCCAGTCGGTCGGGTTCATTTGACCAAGAATTTTTTGTGATTCTTTTGCGTGTTTTTCATGCATAGAATTAGCTTGTCTAAGTGCTTCTACAAATGCACCATGTGCGAGTCTTGGACCGTACCAGGAAGGGCTTGCAGTTTCTAAAATAGGATATTCAACTACAAACCCGTCATGAACTGCTTTTACTTGTTCGGGTTCTCCTTTGTACCAATCAATTTCAAAAGACCAACTTCTTCTTGTCACTTGATGAATGACTACATTATAAAAGAAACTTTCAAGCTCTTTGGGTGTCATGTCAGCAAGTTCTACACTGTGCCTTGAAGTCGTGGAATTTACTTCTTCAAAACTAATATCATGTTCTTCACATATATCATAAAAGTCTTGTTCGTTCGTAAAGTTCCAAACGGGTTGATAATTTACTTCTTGCTTTGGTTGTGGCTTTGGTTGTGGTGGTGGTGCTGGCTGTGGTCGATGGCTAATATTTAATTCTTCACCTAATGATTCAGCGCTTATCTTTGCTCTTTCGTCATCACTCATTTTTGTATTATCTGCTATTTCATCCGCTGAATATATACCGCTTACAGCGTCTGGAAAGACAGCACGGAGACCCATTGTTAATACTCGACTTCTTAACATTTGAAGCGGCATGGTTCTCCAGTTACGGTTATTAGTCAAGCCTTGATTCTTTGCCATTTCAAAAGTAAAAGTGAATTCATGAATTATTTCTTCAGGTTCATCTTTACGACTAAAGATCATCTTACAATGTTGTTGATCCCAGGTGACTATCTTCATATAACGAACCAAGCCACTATTACGACATATTCCAGCCATAGCGTCAGCGTTCAAGCTTGGTTTACCTCTAAGGCAATAAGCCTGTGTAGAAACTAAACCCATATCACCTTTGAAGTGATGACCAAAGGAAGCATGACATTTTAGAAGGTCAAGTGGTGCGGCTTGGTCGAGTAGTGAAGCAATCTCTTTGGCTTGCTCTAAAGATGAAGGAACATAAATTGATTGATACATAATACTTCTCCTGTATTGTGTTTGTTTATTGGATCATGTCAGGGGTGGAAGGATACTCAGGAAAAGACTTTGCAGATTTTAAAGATCTTTCCCAAGTTAAAGGGTTATTATCACACCAGTCTTTTACTTCATCATAAGAAGGTGTGAACGTATCACTAGCTATAAGAAGCTTTCTTTGATACGGGCTTATTGATGTTTTTACACGTTCCGCACAGTAGGCGGCTTCATCAAGTTCTATATCAATAATATAGTTTATGCTGGTCGCAAGTACGACAAGGGCAAGAAAGATCAAAGCTAGATCATTGGTAATTCTTTGGTCAGGTGTCATGTTGTGGTCCTTTGTTAAGTGTTTTAAAATGAGCGTCCTATTTCACGGTCAAGCTCATCATTAAGTTGGTCTTCGTAGTCTCTTAAGTCTTGGTCATCATGTTCTTCTTCTTCGGTTTCTGTGTCTTCGGTATCATCAAGGTCTTCATTATCAGGGTAAGCATTGCCAAAAAGAAAATATTGATCTTTCATTATTCAGAAACCTTTATAGCTATCTTTGGTATAAAATCGGATGGGGTGAAGTAGTCATTTTGGAAAGAAAGAATGTTTGCATGTTCAGCTAATGAGAAAGCCAGATCATCACTTGGTATGATGTGATTATTTATGATTCTTGATAAATAACTGAGGGTGATTCCTGTTCTCTCTGCGAGTAAAGAAAGTTTGACATGTTTTTTTAAAAACTGTCTTTTATAGACCTTCATTGTCATCTCCTTTGGTCTTAGGTTGTGAGCTATTGTTATATTGTTTTTTTATTAATGTCAAATAAATTTGTTGTAAAGTTTATTTTAATTTGATAAATAGTATTTAACCCTTCAACACAGGAGAAGAACTATGAAGGAAATCGAAGCCCGAAAGGCAATACTAAAAAGAACTGACTTGACCGATTCTGACAAAGTAATTTTGATGGCTATCTTATTGACTGTCGATTGGCAGACGTGGACTAATCGAACAAGTTACACAGCACTTGCAAAACTTACAGGTAAGAAACGACACAATCTTGTAAAGTATATTAAGAAATTTGAGAAGCTAGAATTGATTTCTAGAGACTGGTTTACAAGTGGAAAATGTAAAGCTCCAGTTATGAAATTAAACATTGAAAACCTTGAGCAATCTGATTCTCAATATATAACACCCTGTGATACAAAAGATAACATTTCTAGTTATACAGAAGATAATACTACTGTTATACAAGAGACAACAGAAGCAGTTATACAGGATACAACACTAACAACTAACTATAATAACAATATATATACAACTATTAAACAATATGTATATGAGGTAGAACCTGGAGAGGTTTGGGGTAATGAATTAAGAGAACAAGTAGAAGCTGATTTACAAGCAAATAAGGTAGGTGAATCATGAAAAGTCTTTCACAAGCCCTAGAAGGTTCTTTGGTCGGATTAAAAAAAATTCAAGAACTCAAACGACAAGAAACAAAGAACAAGCCAAAAACTAAAAAACAGTTTCTAGATTTTCGTCATCTCAATGCAACTAATTTAGAGCTGGAAAACTTGGTATATAAAGACGCTCCTTTTTTTCAATGCAAAGAATTACCACAATGTGGAAGGTGTGAAGGTGGTTATATTCCTGAGCGAGTAGGACATATCATTACTTCAAGACTTTGTAAGTTTTGTGAAATACCAAGAAGAAAAATGAATCAACTTACTAAGCTTCAACTACCTAGTGATAGTTATGGTATGCATTTCAAAGCTTATGAATGGGATTCACCAAAGCAACAAGAAAGGGTTCAAGGTTTGCTAGATTGGATGCAACAACCGAAAAACAGAGAAATACAAGCAAGCCCTTCACTTTATCTAAGAGGTGACCCAGGTAATGGTAAAACATCTTTGCTTTATTGCATGGCTAAAGAAGCTGTATTTAGCGGCTTAAAAGTTGTATATATTTCACACAATCAATTAATTGACCAAATAAAACGATCTTATAGCGGAGATAAAGACCCTTTGAAACATTGGCTTGATGATATTGATTTACTATTATTTGATGAGTTTTGTGGTGTTGGTGGTGGTGCTAATCAAACCAACTGGTATAAATCGACTACGGCGGATATAGTACAAAAGATTTATGAGCGTTGGAAGTCAGGAAAACTATCTGTCATACTTACGAGCAATTTGACAAACCAGCAATTAAAGACCGCTATTGATCACAACAAAGCTATATTAAGCAGATTTATAGCTATGTTTGGTGAACCAATTACAATGATCGGACAAGATCGTAGAATACAAAATAGTGATCTATTACAAGCCTGGATAGGTTAAAGTTTCTTCTTGACTTTGCTTAGTGTACGGTTTAAGGTCTAGTACACTTTGAAGTGAAAGGAGACACAATGAGTGAAAATAAAATGATTCCTAAAACATTTAGGACAAGCAAAGAAAACCTTGATTACTTGCAAAGGTTAGGCAAGATAAACCATAGATCTATCAGTCAACTAATACATTTAAGTTTATCTTATGTCATCGAGAACCATCGAAATAATAGAACAGGAAATCAAGTCAACCTTGACTTATTACGAATTTTGGGACCAAGCGAGGCACCTTCCTACTTCAGCACAGACAGCGGACTACTTTGCAACCAGACTGCAAAAACTGAGGAAAGAACTAAATGAGTGCAAGCGTCAACAAAATAACCCTGATAGGAAACGCAGGGAAAAATCCCGAACTGATCGAAACGAATAATAAACCATTTGCAGTTTTCTCACTCGCTACCACAGAAAGTTTTAAGAAGCCTAATGGAGAGTATGACAATCAAACAGAATGGCATAAAATAAAGGTATTTGGGTATTCAGCGGGTCGAGTAATGAACCAAATTCAAAAGGGTTCACTAGTCTATGTGGAAGGTAAATTAACCAGTTATCAAAATCAAATTGGTGCCATACGATGGGAAGTCGTAGCAAAGACTTTCAAGGTTCTTAAAAATAAAAAAGAGCAACAACATTCAAGCCAATTGCTAGGACCTGAAACAAATAACCCTTGGGGTAATTGATAACCTTACGAAAATAAGACCTATAAATATGACAAATAAGACAATCATTAAAGGAGAAGTATCTATGTCAACCAAACCAATGAAAGACGCTAACCCCGCTGCCTTCTTACTTCGTGCAAGTGCTTTAATGCACAGTCAACAATACATGAGGGAGATATACCAAAACAGTGTTGAAGCTGGTGCAACTGATATACGGTTCACTTTCTGCAAATCCATCTATAAAGCTCAGGGGATCAAAAGAGCTGTCATTATAGACAATGGTCCAGGCATGAATAAGAAAGACCTTGAAAAGTACACCAATGAAACCAACAGTTCATCGAAGACAGTGGGACAGATAGACCAAAACTTTGGGGTAGGTCTTAAAGTCAGTACTTTACCCTTCAATCAATACGGTGTAATTGTTATCTCAAGAACCAAAGATCAGCCCTTTGGGTCGATGATATGGCTACACATGAACAAGGGGCTAGCTGGTGCTAGAGGCTTAACCAGTGCTGAGAATTCAATCTTTGCACACGAAGAGGACGTTGAAACCTTCATTGATTATGTACTCGACTTTGAAGAAGTCATTGAACGTGGTTATGACAAGTTTACCATTGATTCAGTTGATTGGTTGAATTGGTGGGATAACAATACCAAGAGTAATCATAAGTATGGTACGGCTGTCATTCTATGCGGTAATGACTTTAATAATTATGAAGAGACTTTTGACCAAATGAGGTTCAAAGGCTATCCCTACCTTAACGAAAGGTATTTAACTTATCCTGTAGTACCAAGAGTAACTTTAGGACGTGGGGCTAAAGCTAAACATAGTAATGTTGTTCGAGAACTTGATTCACCAATTGATAGACTTAATAAGGGTTCAAAAGAATTAGATACGCTTTATTTTAGAGGATGGTCTATTCGACCTTTTATCAAGAATTGCGGGAGAGCAGCATTAGGACTTTATGGGGATTCATCCATAAATAAATTAAAGTTCAATCAGTCTATCATCTATAAGAATGAAGTTTATGGTGACTTTGGACAATTACCACCTCAAACCATAGCGGCGGTCCGTAACTCTTGGGGTATTTATTACAAGAACGTAGGTAAGAGAATCACCTTGCTTATTGAACCACCTGTCTATACTCAAGAATCAAAGCGGGGTGTATTCCCTAATCAAGAACGGTCAAAGCTATCTTGGAAAGAGTCAGAGACAAGCGAACAAACCGAACACCTACCACTTGATGAACTGAAAAAGTACTTTCAAGAGAATATGCCAAAGGAAATCATTGAACTAATCGAAGAAGAAGCCCTTGAAGGTCTTACCAAAGATCATCAGTCTAAGGCAGTCAAAAAGATGGAAAAGTGGTTGAAGATCCCGAAAGAGAACCGAAAGATTAAGAAGGGAGATAATGGTCTTTTAATTTCTGACAAGAACGGTGACTTATTAGCTGGTGTTAAACTTGGTGAATTGTTTGGAAGCTTACAGGGTAAAACCAACGCCACTTCAGAAAGTCAACCAAGTGAACCCACCGAGTCAAAGCCAAAAACTAAGGAAGAACTTGAAGCCGAAGAAGCAAAGAAGAAAGCAAGAAAGGTAGCCGAAGCCAAGCGAAGAGAAGCCCCAAGAATTAGGTTTATCAAGAAGACCCATGATGATGCCGAAGAACGGTTCTTGGTGGATGGTCATTGGCAAGGTGCTTTCTATGAACCGCCTAGCGCTAAAGGTAATCACGGTAACTTCCTATACATCAATCAAGACCATAACCTTCTTCATGGTTATGTGAACGTAGCTGAAGATTGGTTGAGTAAGAAGCAATTAACCTTTACTCGTAACCACATCATTGAATGGTTCGTTAAACCTTTTTGGGAAGAGTATGCCGCCTTATCCATCCTTCATGGTCGAACGTTACCTGAGTTAAAGAAAGACCCACAAGCCTATTCAGCCGAAAGACTAACTTGGGCTTTGTTGGGATGCCAAGCTTTCTTTGAAATGGATATGACCAGACTTTTTCGAGAATATAAGAAGAACCAAGTACTTCATGAGGTACCAGCATGAATACAATTCACAGAGCTATTGAGCTAAAAGAAAGCGGCTTGACTACTCAGGAAGTTATAGACCAACTTATAGAAGAAGGTCGAACCATGACAAATGGTGACCCAATAACAAAGGCTAGAATTTACAAGTGGGTCAAGGGGATCAACCCACAAGGAGGACGTAGAAAGCAATGCATGAAGAATATGTCACAAGCAGAACGTGAAGAATATTTAAAAGGGGCAAAAGAAAGAAGCAAGGCTTATCAAAGAGAATGGAGATTGAAGAACAAAGAATATCTAAAATCTTGGAATAAACGTTGGTATGAAGAAAACAGACTGACACTCAGAAGGAAGCTAGGATGATTAATTATATTTATCAAGACAACATTGGAAGCGTTGAACTGATCGACCATATGGGGAATGATAAATCAGCGGTTAACGCGGCTAGAGTTAGCTTTTTAAGAGATACAAAAGATCAAACTTTGTCAGCAAGAGATAAGAAGTTAATTAATTATCTAGTAAGTAATAATCACACTTCACCTTTTGAACATATGACCGTTACTTATCGAGTAACCGTTCCTTTGTTCGTGAGAAGTCAAGTGATGAGGCATAGAACATTTTCATACAATGAGGTTAGCCGTCGTTATACTTCTGATAATATCCAAACTTGGAAGCCTATTGAGTTTAGAGGACAAAGCAAGTTTGATTTACAATGTAGTGAAGGCACTATTGAAGATCAAGATTGTAGCAGTATTTATGACTATGCAATAGCGTCTTCTTTGAATGTTTATAATGATCTCCTAGAACGTGGTATTGCCCGAGAGCTTGCGAGGGCTGTCTTACCACAAGCAACTTACACCACTTTCTACATGACTGGATCTATTCATAACTGGGTTAAGTTCTTGTTGTTAAGATTGGATGAACACGCACAGAAAGAGACAAGGTTAATGGCTAAGGCTATTCTTGATTCTTTGGTTAGTCTTTACCCTGTAAGCATGAAAGCCATGATGGGTGGCCTATGAAGTTTGTTAAGTTTCAAGTTTATGAGTTAGATGGTAGGGGAAAGTTAAAATTTAGTCTGACTAATATTAGATATATTAATATTGATCACATTAAAATCTTTGAAGTTAGGAAATATAAAGCTATTATTTGGCCTCCTATAGAAGAAAGTCCTGCTATAGAAGTTAGCCGCAATGCTATGTTGTTGAATAACGGTAAAGACTTCCACTATCGAGATCTTCGCTTTAGACCATTTGACAAAGATCAATTTAAAGAAGCGTTTGGCTTTGATTGGATGGATGATGATGAATGATGATATACCAAATACACCAACCAACACGCGCGCGCATGAGATATTAACAAACCTCATTCAACTAAGAAAAGCCCTTCAAGATAGATTGATTTATAAAGAAGAAGAAGGAAACTTAAGCAAAGAAAGTGAAGCACTTTATAACGCTATTGAATCAACCCTTCATGAAGCATATGGTGAATTATATGGATGGAAAGAAGAAGACAACACGAAAGACAGCACCAAGACAGAAAAAAAGAAAGTCAACTAAGCCCAAAGCTGTCATCATGCAAAGTGTAATTGATCACCTTGAAGTTGGAAATACCATCGAAACAGCCGCTCATAAGTCGGGTATCTGTAAAAGAACTTATTATAATTGGCGAGAAGCTGACGAGAAATTCAGACTAGCCGCTGATGAAGCTATAGCCAAAAGTGAAGAAGCACTACTAAACCAAATAATGAGAATGGCAATAACTCGTGATGATTGGAGGGCTCCCGCTTGGATTCTTGAAAGGCGTTTCCCTGAACGGTGGTCTGCAAAACAAGAACTTAAACTTGAAACGAATCAAGCGAGCAATGGAACCGAAGAGGTTCTATCTATGCTTGAACAGATAAAAAACAACCCTTCACAGCCACAGGAGAAGATTTTAAAATCAGAAACTGTGAAGGGTGATTCAACCTAAAACTAGGTCAGACCGAGGGCATGACAAACCCTTAAATCTATGAATAACAAAGATTATGACAGCAATCAAACTAAATGATTTACAAAAAGCAATCATCACAGCGTTAAAGGATGAACAAAAGGTGGTTGCCGCTCGTTGTGGATGGGGAAGTGGTAAAACTTGCGCGTTAGTTTTTTCTATCTTATTCATTGCCAAGACTCGACCAAATACTAGTACATTATTAGTCACCGACACGACACCAAGATACAACAGCGTGTTAATGCCTGAAATGCAAAAATGGTTAAGCCCGTTGGGATGGACGTACAACCACACGAACAAACAATGGTTAGATCCTTCCACTGGTTCAACGGTTTGGTGTCGGTCGTACTATCGACCAGGAACAAGAGACGCAACACACAACCCCCTTGAAGGTTTGAATGTAACAAGTGGGGTCTGTTTAATTGATGAATGTCAAACCTTAAATATTGAGGTAGCCCACAAAGCCCTTGGACGTTTACGGGCTGGTCCTTCTCCTATTCTTGTTTTGGTTGGTTTACCTGTCAATGATGCTTGGTGGTGTACTATGGCTGAAGCTTCGGGAAGTTTGCCGCTACTATTCACCAGCTATGTGAATCAAGATAATCTTGCTGATGAATGGTTTGAAGCCACCAAACTATTACCCGCTGAAGAACGTGAAGCAATGATCATGAACAAGCCCAAACCACCAACAGGTTTAATTTATCAAGAGTTCACAGAAAGCCACATAATAGACGGTTGGACGTATAAAGAAAGCATGACTGGAAGAATAGCTATAGACTGGGGCTTCAGGAAGCCAAGTGTTTTGATTATATGTCATGATGAAGAATTACAAGCTGACATTATATGTCATGAATTCAACCCCAAAGAAGTTACTACTGAAGAACTAACAAACTTAATATTAAGTGTAGCTTATCCACGATCATTGAAGAATATGGCAAGCGGTCCCAAAATATGGCTTGATACAGGTGTAGCAGACAAAGCGGGCAAAGCACGAAACGACCAAACGGGCAAAAGTGCCTTTCGAGTAATGCGACAACCACCACCTTTAGGGCTTGGTCTTCCCTTAAGATCTACCACCGACCCGATAAAGGTTGACATCTTGAACGGTGTTCAAAGGCTTAAACGTGCCTTCAACTCAAGACGCTATTTAATAACTAAAGAAGTATGGGAACGTGGAGAACGTGCCACGGGTAACAGCCTAAGAAAAGCCCTTCTATCCTATGCTTGGGATAATAAAGAACAACCCAAGAAAGATGGTAGAGAAGACCCATTGGACGCATTAAGATATGATTGTATAATCTTCAATTGGTCTGATAATGCAGTTGACCAAAGAAACTACACACGAAGAAGCGGTGTAGTTAAAAATAAAAGACGTGTTAAGGTTGGAGGGTCAAAGAATAGGAGCTTTTAAAATGGAACTTATAGAAACCAAGCTTGCAATTGTACTACTTGACCTCATTGGTTCCACCAAGTTTGTTCAAAGTGTAGGGGCTATGAAGGCGGCTAAATGGCTTCAATATCATGATAGACTCACACGATCTTTAATTCTAAAATTCAACGGTCGAGAAATAGACAGATCTGATGGTTTCTTGCTTTCCTTTGAACGTCCTGTTGATGCTGTCAACTTTGCACTTCACTACCAGAATTCTATACCTCAAAAAACAAAGCTACAATGTAGAATTGGTATTCACTGGGGGGTAATCGTAGAAGTTAAACAAGATGAACTTTACACATTGAGCGGTGCCAAACAAATTGAGCTTGAAGGTATATCAAAAAATATAGCCGCTCGTACTATGTCACTTTGTGGAGCTGGTCAGGTATTACTAACTAAAGAAGCAATGAAGGCGGTTAAGTCAAGAACAAACAGATACACACCAAAAGGAACACGATATGCTTGTGCTGGTATGTATCGCTTCAAAGGTGTCAAAGTTCCGCAAGTCATTTATACAGTAGGAACCACTATTGAAAGCTTGCAACCTCCAAAGGGTAGCGACAAGGTGAAAAGACTTGGTGGACCCAAACGGATTAAAAGCAGATTAAGAGACAAGGAACTCAGAGAATGGTTGTGGTTTTTTGCTAGTCGTACCGCTCTAATTATTTTCTTATGGTTCTTGACTGTCTTGGTTCCTATCTTAATGAATAGACACGCCCGTTTGATGAGCGGGCTTGAATATTACTTTTATTGGATAGATCCTTATATAGTGTTCATTGAAAAGTTTATCGAGGTATTCAAGTGAGTGATAAGAAGCAAAATAAAAGCCATGCAGAGTTCACAAAAGATCAAAAAGCGAAGCGGGGTTGGTGGTTCTCTGTTTTCTTTCTTGTCTTGGTTGTTTTGCTCATTTTGTTTTTAACTTATGTAAAGATAGTAGATGAAAACCGTGATGTATTAGTGGGAATACTTGGTGTGATTACTGGTTCAATATCTTCTATGGTCGCTATTGCTTCAGGTCGTGACCCTTCAGAAGTAGAAGAACTTAAGGACAAGTTAGCAAGTGCAAACGCTGACAGAGAAGCCCTAATTGCTAGGCTTCGGGATGCTCAGATACAAATGCAACTTAAAACAGATCAATTGATGGAATTACAAACCGCAGTAATTAATAAGCTTTCAATATTTGCAAATCAAGAAGCTATACAAACCCAAAATGAAGAAGAAGTGATTTTACACCCAAAAGTTGAAGAATGGATACCTAAAGGTTAATATATCAATATGCTACTTTGACCGCTTCGCTTGTTTCGGAGGTGAGCAAGCGAAGCGGGAACTAATAGCCCAAGACCCTTGAATCTTATTTCTTATCATCCGTATATTTAAACACGTTAAGGAGTAGTCTTGGGCTTTGTGTATATAACACTTGATTTTATATTGTACAAGCTTTTATTGATAAAATAGACTTAAGGTGTATATATTAGTAAAAGAGACAATTTTAAACAGTGAGTTCGCTAATGAATCAACAAAGCAAAGATAAGACACATAGACATCTTCGAGCATTGTCTCCCCGCTTTGTGACAAAAGGAATTACAGGAACTCAACTTGGTGGCGGTGTCATAACTGGCAAAGAAAACAATTCACAATTAACAGGGTTAAACTGGGTAATTGAAGCCGAAGAAATGTTGAGAACTGACCCAATCGTAAGGCGTTCTTGGCATATGTTACGGCAAACTTTGTTAAGTGCTTCTTGGAGATTTGAACCAGGTATTGAAAACGACACAGTCGCCCAACGTCTAGCCGACTTTGCAAATGAATGCTATGGGTTTGATAATTATGCGGGACAAATGACAGTATCTTGGGAAGATCAACTATCATACTTATTTCAATTTATACCGTTAGGCTATCGCTATGCTGAAGAAATCTACAGAGTAGGACCCGACAGCAAAGGGAATATAAGAGTATGGCTTGATCATTATGCAGATAGAGAACCAAGTGCACATCAAAAATGGTTATCAAGAGATAATCAACATTTAGACGGGGTTTTACAAAATACTGTTGGTTTAACATACACACCTGAACCAATACCAGCAAACAAGCTTTTACTTCTTACACTTAATAAAACGGGTTCAAACTTTGAAGGCGTTGGAATGTTGCGTCCTGTTTGGTGGTGGTGGAGAACTAAACAACGTGTAGCGAATCTTATGTGTGTTGGTCTTGACCGTTGGGCTGTTCCTACTCCTAAAGTTAAAGTAGATAGGTCAATAGCTGAACAGTTAGGCTTAACTGACGGTGACATTGACGCTATGATAGATGACGCTGAAGCACAAGCCCAAAACTTTATAAGTGCAGAACAAAGCTATCTAGTAGAAAATGGAGCGGTAAGTTTTGATACTTATGCGGCACAGCCTAATTTATACGCAAGTGGACCAATTGAAATAATAACTAAATGTGATTCTCAAATTAGTTCGGCTTTTCTTACACAGTTTGCAGACTTGGGAAATACTGAAACGGGTGCTCGTTCAGTTGGTGAAATACATTTAAGCATATTTAGAAGGGCGGCTATTAACCTTTGTGATTTAGTAGCAAGTCAAGTGAGCGGAGTTGATAGAAGAGGTGGTGGGACTATTGGGCGGTTGATTCGTTGGAACTTTGGCACTGTTGACCCTTCCAAACTTCCCAAGCTTACTCATACAGGTCTTGATACAGATGACCTCGCTGAAAGTTTGGGAATGTTGCCAGGTCTTGTTCAAAGTGGGTTATTAACTCCAGATGATGAACTTGAAAGAGCAATAAGAGAAAGACTTGGAGCTGGTGAACTTCCCGAAGATGCGCAACGGTCAAGCCTTGAAAGAACATCTAACTTAAGCGGAAGCGGTGGGGTGGCTTCACTTGCTGAACAGCTTATTAGGAGAAGACGCAATGGTTAGAACCAAAGCACAGACACCAGCACCAAAGAAAGACAGAATCAAGGGAAGCAAAACAAACCCAAAGGGAAGCGCTTCAGGTTCAAGAGGTTCAATTAAGATTGGTGAGGCTACAGAAAAAGCTATTAAAAATATGCGTGATAGGCATAATGACAAATACAAAGCCAAATCTAAAAAGGTTGATTTGGGAATGTTAAAAGCGGTCTTCAGACGAGGTGCGGGTGCTTTCTCAGTAAGTCATAGACCTGGAATGAATAGAAATCAATGGGGGCTTGCAAGAGTTCGAGCTTTTTTGAAATTGGTCGGTACAGGTGAACGAAAAAAAGCTTACACAACAGATCTTGATTTATTACCCAAAGGACATCCGCAAAAGACCGAAGCCAAAGCCGAAGCCTTAGCAATACCTGACAAATACAGCCACATAGACTTTACACCACCAAAGGGAGTTCAAGAAGCGGCTAAACGTGCCTTGGAAGTTCGAGCAAGCAAACCACCCTCACAACGTGGGATGACACCTGTAGGAATAGCAAGGGCTCGTGATTTGGCAAATGGAAAAACACTAACGCCCGAAACCGTTAAAAGAATGTTTTCCTATTTTTCAAGGCATGAAGTAGATAAAAAAGGTTCATCATGGAAAGAAAAAGGAAAAGGTTGGCAAGCTTGGCATGGCTGGGGCGGTGATGATGGTTTCTCATATGCTAGAAAGATAGTAAAACAAATGAAAGCCGCAGATGATAAACAAACCACTTTAAGGGCATACGGTGAAGCGGTCCAACTTACTAACCTAAGTGAACCCACCTACGAACTCCCCGATGGATTAACTATTGGTAAACCTTTCAAGACTTTGGCTCTGGGTCAAGTCTCTTCAAGAATGAACGGTGAAAAAATAGGAAAAGAAATTGATGTTGAATTACTTACTGAAATGATTCGAGTATTCAAAGAACGTCAAGAAGCTGACCCCGTCATCATTGATTGGCAACATGCCACAAGCCCCTTCCAAGGTAGTCACCCAGCACCTCCCGAAAGCGGAAACGCACTTGGTTTAATCGTTGATCTTGAATTAAGACAGGACGGTTTATACGCAACACCAGCTTACAACGAAAGAGGGCTTGAAGTCGTCAAGTCTGCTGGTGGTGTGTTGTGGTCATCTCCTGAGTTTTTGAATGGAGAAGTCTTCTCAAGAGATGGTGGAACCAAAGTTGGAGAAGCTCAACTATTAGCTATTACTTTAACCCCTAGACCTGCTCAATCTAACGACAAAATAAGCAGAGTCACACTAAGCGAAAGGACAGGATTCATGGATAATGTTGAATCAATGTCAGTTGAAGAACTTCGCCAAATGCTTGTCAGCAAGGACGCATTGGTTAAGGAACTTGAACAAAAAATAAAAGACATGAAGGAAGATTCAGAAGCCAAAATGGTTGAAGAAGAATTGACCGAAAAAGAAGAAAAAATGGCAGAGTCTAAAGAAGACGAAGAAAAAGCCAAGAAGATGAAAGAAGAAGAAGACGAAAAAAAGAAAGCTTCTTCAATGGGTCATGATAAATCTTACAAAATGAGTGAGACCTTGACCGAATCAACTTTATTAAATGAGGTTCAAGCGTTAAGAGAAAATAACGCTAAACTTTCACAACGTATTGAAGCCATTGAAGCCGAAAAGAAAGAAGTTGAAAAGCGTGAGGCTGTCAACGTACTTCTTAATGAAGGCAAGATTACACCAAGTGAAGTTGAAGTGGCTGGAAAAGCTTTTGAACTTCGTGAAATTCAAGGTGAGTTTTGGACTATGTTTAGTGAAAGACCTTTAAATAGTGCAGTCCCATTAGTAGAGGTCGGACACGGTGCAAGCGGTCAAGAAATCAATAAGGCTACTCTTGACCAAGAAGTAAGAAGTTTAGCCAATGAGAAATCAGTAAGCTATTCAGAAGCCTTAAAATTATTCGCTAAATCAAACCCTGATTATTATAACAAAGTCTTTGGAGCTTAAAAAATGTATAATATTATTAAATCTTTTGTAGCCGCTGAGGCTATCACAGAATTTGCACTTGTTTCCGTTGACACAGCGGGCAAGATTGTCATCACAGACGCGGCTAATGATCCTCGATGTATTGGTATTGCTCAGAGAGCTTGTAGCTTAGGTGATACTGTTGAAGTGGTTGTACAAGGCACCTCAAGAGTAATTGCTGGAGCCACTATTGCAAATACTGTTTCTCTTGTCATGGCGGCTACAGATGGAAAAGTAGCGACTCATGCGACTAGTGGAAACTATAGCATAGGGCAAATTCTACCAAACATAAACCAAGTTTCATCAAGTGCGGGTGATCAAATCTTGATCAAATTTACTGGTCCTAATAACTTATTACCATAAGGAGTAAAACATGGCTTCTTCATATTCAAATCTACATCCCGTAGACCAAATTTTAACAAGTCTTGTCCAAGAGGCTGTGCCTAGTGATAATCAACTCATAGCCGACAAAGTACTTGAAACCATCACAATCCCTGAGCGTTCAGGTACTCTACTTGTTGAGAACACTAGAAACTTCATGGGTGCGGGTGCTGGTCTTGACATCGAGAGAGCACCAGGTTCAAGCCGTGCTTCAATCGGTGGTTTTGATCGTTCAAGTCAAACTTTCAAAGCAAAGATCTTTTCAGCTTCTGACTCAATCGCAATGGAAGACATTTTTGATAGTCAATATCCAGGAAGCGAAGAAGGACGCATAGCGAAAAAAGTTGCTCGTGTAATGAAACTAGCTCGTGAAAAAAGAGCGGCTGATCTTCTTTTTGGTACAGGTAATTTCAATAATAATAATTCTACCGCAGAATTTGGCGGAAAGTTCAACGCTGGTGGCTCTGAACCTTTGGCTTTCTTACATCAATTAAAAGATACTGTCTTTGAAGCGGCTCATGGAATAAATCCTGATACTTTGGTATTTGGTCGGCAACTATTCAGAGAACTAGCCCGTAACCCAGAGGTACGCGGTTATGTTGGCGATAGTACACAAGCGGGAGCTTTCTCAAGTGGTAACCGTATCTTGAGCGATGAGGCGGTCCTTTCTGTGCTTCGTGACGTTCTTGGAATCCCAAATATCTTTGTAGGTCAAGCCCGACAAGAGACAGCCGTACCTGGTGCGACTTCTTCAGAGTCTTACATCTGGACTGGTGACAGTTTATTCATGGGTATTCTACGCGGTTCTGATGCTATCGTACAAAAGAGCGGCAATGTGAAGGGAATGCCTGTGGCGGCTCTTAATCTTTCTTTCTCACAAATGGTAAGTGGTCAATATGACAGCTTAGATAGAACCCGAAGATATGTATGGGGTGAAGAGGTCAACACCTTCCACGCTGTAGACTCTACACTGGGACGCATCATTACAAGTTGTCTATAAGGTGAATAATGTTTTGTTCGTGTGGTCAAACAAAAGTAAACTTATTAAGCGAAACTGACGCAGATAAGAAAGCTATTGAGGACTTAAACCGACAGGCTAAAAGCTTGTCAGGTCCTTTGGCTACGTTAACACGGGCAAGACGTGACCAGCTAAAAGCTGAGGTAAAAGCAGAACAAGTTTTTGCCAAGGCTTTGACCAATTCGGCTAGTAATCTTACTAAGACTATTGAAGCCGCAATCAATACAGCAAGAGTACAATCAATCCTTGGTTATACCGATGAGCAATTAATGGAGTTCATCTTACAAGGTGGGCTTGGTCTTGCTGTAGACGAATTCATAGAACAGACTGACTTAATAAGGCAATCAGTTCAAAAGGGTATCTTAGCCATCAAGCAAGATGTCAACTTCTCACAAATAGCTTCAGACTTGGAAGCTATCCAAGCAATCACAGCCAAGACGGTCTTCGAAGATGTCATCTTACCACCTGTTAAGAAGAGCATAACCGAAAGCCTCAGGGATGGATTATTGGAAGTACCTACTGATATAATCGTTAGCAACCTACAAACTAGACTTGAAAGCTCTATAGGTAGACAGCTAACCGAAATCAAAACTCAAATCAGTTCTTACGGTCGAAGTATAACCGCCTTTGTTGCTGAATCAGCGGGCTTGGACTTGTACTTATACACTGGACCCAAGGATGGTATTACAAGACCTTTCTGCAATGAACTGATAAATCTAGTGGTCACCAAAGAACAAATGAATAAATTGAATAACGGTCAAGGGCTTGGTGTGCTAGCATATGGAGGTGGTTACAATTGCCGACATAGTTGGTCACCTGTTACAGAAGGCTTTGTTGAAGCTGCCGGGCTAACACTTGCGACCAATGCCGATATTAAAGAAGCCAATGATAAAGCGAAGAGGTAGAACATGATAAAAGTACCAACTAATACAAATCTACTTTTCGAATGGAACGCACCAAAGCCCACCACGGGAAGTGTAACCCTTGACGTTTATGGGGCTGATAGTGCGGTCAGTATTAGCCTAACTCAAAGTAGAACAAACTTGACAGTAACAGCCATAGCGACCGACAGAAGAACATTAACTCTGTCTGGAAGTGCTACCGCTTTACAAGCTGATCAAGTCAAAGCTTTTTTCATAACAAATGGTGATACTTTTTTCTCTGTGACAGTGAACCGAATTGTAAACACTACAGTGATACTAGCCGAACCACTACCTAGAGAAGTGGACTTGTCAACAAGTGCAAGTCTTCATTTTCCCATGTATTATGGGACAGTATCAACCGCACAAGTTACAGATACACCAGGTTATTATCCTTACACGGTAAGCTATACGGAAGACATGGGAAGCCAAAACCAAGGCAAGACCGAAAAAGGATTGATAAAAGTTACAAGCCGACCTTTTGATACTGGTCTAGATCATGATGAACTTGTGAGTACCTTTGCTAACCTTGCCGACATGGTACCAAGAAGACAAGGAAGTTTTGCACCACAGATAAAAGCAAGTCTTGAAGAAATAATTTTAACAATAAGAAACCATTTAACCGCGGATAACATCACAGAAGATGAAGTCTTCAATCCTGAATCATTTAAACTATCTCATGCCTATTGTGCCGCGGCTAGAATATATGAACAGGCTTTGCAGTTTGATGCGGCTGGTGCTATGAAAGCCCGTTGTGAAGAACTTATGAACAAGGCTTTAGCTACTATTTCACTTGATCTAGATGGGGACGGAGTGGTTGATAGTGGTGAAGAGGCACTACCCCGAAAAGGTGGTAGCGCTTCTGACTTTCGGGCAAGTTGGAGAAGTTACAGCAAATCACAAAATGATAGTTTTTTCACTCCTAAGCGTGGGATGAGGCACTAAAATGAGTGTGAAAATTACTTTAAACTTACCTAAAAACTTGTGGACACAACAAGACAGTGTTGGACTAGCTTCTAATACACTAGCTTCTATAAAGCTTAGAACTAGTAAAGGTTTGGACGCTAATGGGCAACCCTTTGCTCCTTATTCCACCGAACCAATATATATTCAAAGGCAAGGGGCAAGGTTAACTCCTAAAGGCGGCAGACCATCAAGAAGCGGTAAAAGTGTGTTCTATCAGGATGGTTATGCACAGTATAAGAAAGAAAGTAGAAAGCGACCTTCAGCGGGTCAAAGTGCTGAAGTAGACTTGGTGTTAAGTGGTAATATGCTTAACAACTTTATTGTACAAGAAGCTACTGATAACGGTTTCAAACTAGGCTTAACCAATAATGCTCAATATGGCTACCAAGTAAACCAAGACCGTGAATTCATTGGCTTGACAGACCAAGAAGTTAAGATACTTGTTAAGGCTGTAGAACTTGACCTTAAAAGAAAGTTGGAACCATGAGCCAAGGCATATTTGCGGCGCTAGAATTCTTAGAGAATCTAGTTGAAAACATTGACCCAAAGACCGACAACCATCACGGCTTTGTAGCTATCAACAGAGGAACGGGGTTGACTTCTACATTAGAAGAAAGATCAAATTCAACTAGGTATTTTGAGCTTGTTTTGGATGGCTTTGCCCAAGATGACGGAGCGGCAGGTCTTAGCGGTCGCAAGCGTTCTAGAATAAACTGTAGGGTGAGATATGACATTCCATATGATTCGGGCTTTTTACTTCGCTTAATAAATGAAGATGTAGCCGATTTAATAAATACTTTAAAAGGTCCACAATATAACTTGTCTTCAACGGGTATTGTCTCACTAATACCACTTGAACCAACATTACAAACTTTACTTGATAATCAAGGTGAGCGTTTTGCTTATCTCTTGGTTCTTCCTTTCGATCTTCTATATTTGGAGGCTTAAAAAATGGCAGTAACTCACAGAAGCTTAAGCATTGCTGTAGAAACGACTTTTGGCAATCCTAACCCATCAACAGGAATTCCTTATACTACTGGACTAAATTACATTTCTATTCCTTGCGAGCGTGACCCAATTATAATTCCAGGTGAACCCGTGGTCAGTGAAAGAAATGATGCACGTGATGGTTCTTACAATGTACCAAGCGAACCCGATACAGTTTTTTCAAGTGGTTCAAGAGTACGAAGAAGAACTGGTCAAGTGGTTTGTCGGGTTGATTTAACAACAATAGGCAGTGCGGCAAATGACTATTCATCAAACTACCTTGGTTACTTGTTGGGAGCTGGTTTAAAAACCAAAATTCCAAGCGTAAGAAGTGACAGCGTGACCGCGGCAAATGCCAATAGTTACACTCCTTCAAGCTCTGTTGCCATCGCTGATATTGGAACTTTAATAAGTTCGTCAATCAATGGGCGTTCTGAATATTCAGCTATAACCGACAATGATGAAAGCGGTGATGTAACTATATCACCAGCTCTTTCAACTTCATCCTATACCGCGGTGAGAGGTCTGCAAACTTGGTACACACCAAGCCGAAGTAATACGGGAACTTTTGAAGCAAGCGTTTCATTTAAAATTGAAGGTGTAAACTTTTTATCTTTTGCCTTTGGTTGTGTGCTCGAAAGCTTGAATATTACTTTAGACAATGGGCGTTTAATGGGAGAGTTCACCTACCAAGCCGCATATATTACAGACGACCATGGAAGTGCTACAGGTCCAGCAGAACCAACATATAACACTGGAGCGGCTCCACTGTTCAGAGGTTCTTATGTTGTTATTTCTTCAACTTCACCTTCAAGCCTAACTAATGCAACTTCAAGTGATAAACTTTCACGAATTGCCCTTGATTGTGAAGATTTTAGTTTAACATATACAAATACTTTAACACCTTTGGGTCACAGCAATGATGTTATAGCCATGTCAGGCATGGACATTAGTGACGTACAAGTAGAATTAAATTTAACTCTATCTACTGTAAATACAACTATAAATAATGACTTCTTCAATAGAACAGTAAGACAAGTATTGATTGGCACAGGTCCAACGGGAACGGGTCAGGGCTGTGCTATTATGCTTCCTGCTGGAATGTTAACCGCTGACCCAAGCGTTTATGATGTTTCAGGAAACGACATTGTAAGACAGCAATTAAGCTACACTCAATCAAGATATGCGGGTGACTTCTCTACAGCAACTTATGAAGCTAATGCTGGAAATTCACCTTTTAGACTTGCCTTAGGTATTGGAGATTAAAATGGCATTAACCTTCTTAACTAGTTCAGACCAAACAATTGAAGTGGTTGTTACCTGTGATTCTACAGTTGAAGCGACCGATGAACAAAAAACCGCATATTTGACAAGCGGTAAGCTTGAAGACCTTGGAAGCGTTGGCGATGATGCTACAAAGTTCACACTTAAAGCTTTGTCACCAAGTGAAAGAGAAGAAGCCGAAGTAAAAGCGGGGGCTTATTCGAGGAGTGAACTTGGGCGGCTTTTATGGGTGGAAGCACCAATTGACACCAAAGAGCGGGCAAGATGGCACCACAATTTGAAAGAAGATGAACGTGAGTCTATGGCAAGCTATGAAGCATATTTATCAAAAGTGTATTTAGAAATGATTAAAGCAAGCTTAAAAAAAATTAACGGTGAAGAAGCAAGCCTTGAGCAAGTGCAAGCAATAAGACCAGATAGTTTTAGAGTTAGGGCTATTAGTGAACTTGTGGCACACATTCAAAGAATAAGTCTTTTGGGCATTGAGGGAAAATAGCTCTTGCCTCTTCAGTTTGGTTAAATCACTCGAAGGGGCGGGCTTGGTCTTGTGACCAATGCCGAAGTAAGCAAGGACTCAGAAGACTTCGCGGTAATTGTGGCGGGTCTTTTAAACGTGGCTTGCCTACTCTACAAGAAGATGAAGAAGGCTTCTTTGTGCCTGGCTATCGTGTGGCTCCTGATTGTGGTGAAGATTACAGTGACTTAAAAATAAGATCCTGTCCTGTGGCTAGTGCTAACCGCTTATCAAGTATAATTCAAACATATCACCGACACAGAGCGGGCTTGATTCAAATAAATAATGTATATCCCAACCCTACTTGTGCAACACTTGAAGCAATGGATGTATTACACTCTAATACAGAAGAGAGCGTATATAGGTCACAAGAAAGAGCAATGAAAGAAGCGAAAAATGGCAACTAACAAAGTGGAAATAGATGTAGTTTTAAATTCTAAGGATGCGGAGAAGGGTTTTAAGAAAGTTGAAAGCGGTGCTGAAGCGGTCGGTGAATCATTTACTAGTGTTGGAAAAGCTGTGTCCAATCTGGGCGGTCAATCTTCTAAAGCATTGGGTCAAGTTGGAAGCTCAGTTGGTGACGTTGTTGATAGTTTGGGTGGTTTAAGTACAGCCCTTAAAAGTAGTGGGGCGGGTTTTTCTTCTTTACTTGGTCCAATTGGTTTGGTGGCTGTTGCTGTTAGTGAATTATATTCAGCTTATAAAGAATACTCGAATGAAGTAGACGGTACAAACATAAGAATAGAAGCTTTCAAAGCTAGTGCTACTGAGCTTACATCTATTATCGAGCGTTTATCGGACGCACAAATAGAATTAAATCTAGAGACTATCAAAGCGTTTAGAATTCAAAGCGAACGGGCACAAGTAGCAATCGAGGAAGCCGAAGGTTTAAGACAGAAATCAACAGCCTTAAAAATCAATATTGAAAATGAACAAAAGCAAATAAAAATAATTGAAGAATCAATCAGAAAAGCTAAAGAACAAGCAAAATTTAACTTACAAGCTTTTACTATTATTTCAGCTCTAGAATCAAATAAATTAACCAGGCTTGCTAAAATAGCCAAGCTCCAGCAACGACTTGATGATATCACCACTGAAGCCGATAAAAAAGCAATGGAAGGTAACAAGCAAAGACAAGTTACTGAAAAGATGATTCAAGACCAGCTCAAGGAAAGTCCTGAAGCAAGAAAGAAAATACTAGACCTTGAAACCAAGTTACTAACTGAAGCAAGAGTCAACGAACTTCAAGCCACAAAGAACACTTTAAAAACTCAAAAGAAAATTGCAACAATTGCGAGTAAACAAAAAATAGCTGAAATAAAAGCAATAGAAGACATAAGCGAGACTGTCAGAAGTCAAGCCATAAAAGGAGAAAGAAAGAGGCTTCAAGCTGAGATAAGCGATATTGAAAAGGGCTTTGCTGAGAAGAGAAGACAAGAAGCCGAAAAGAGAAGACAAAGAAGTCTTGCTATGCAAGCCCGACAGGATGCAACCGCCTTAATGAATGAACGAAAGTTACAAGCTGAACTTAACAATATTAGGAAGCTTGAACTTGAAGGGATGCGAATCAATGGGGCTAGTGCAAAGGAAATACTCGAAGCAAGGTATAACGATGAACTAGCCAAGGCTAAGGATAATGCTAACCTAAAGCTTGCCGCTGAAATGAAATATCAGAATGAATTAACAAAGCTTGAACAAAGTGAAGAACAGGCAAGGTTGAGTCAAGAACAAGCCTTTGCTGAACAAAGGCAAGCTTTTATTCAAAGTACTATGGAATTCGATATTTCAAGGATTGAAGACCAGACTGAAAGAGAACTTGCTTTACTTGAATTAAGGTATGACAAAGAAATACAGCTTAATGCACATACTCAAGACCAAATTACCGAGCTTCAAAGAAGAGAAGCGCTTGAACGTAAGGATATTGTTAACGCTTCCATCCAAGCCCAAATTAACAAAGTAGGTGAATTCACTAGCTTGTATGGTGCGGGTCTAGCTGAAGCGGCTTATAGCTCCTTACTCTTTGGTGAATCGTTTAAAGAAAGTGTTGGTGAAATATTAATTGCTTTGGGTAGGCAATCAGCGGTTCAAAGTTTGATCGAAACAGCCAAAGGAACTGCGGCTTTATTTACCAACCCCGCTTTAGCTGGAAATCACTTTGCGGCGGCGGGCTTGTTTGCGGG